TAGACACTTATCCTTGTGGAACTAAAACAAATATAATAGACCCTGATATTATAGGGGACTTTACTAATATAAAGCAACCTGACAATTCTTTTTGGCACGTTGTATTTGACCCGCCACATATATCTTCAAAATCTGAAAGTCAAATAACTAAAAAGTATGGTTCTTTACAGGGGGATTGGAAAGATATGTTGAGCAAAGGTTTTAAAGAATGCTTTAGAGTTTTAAAGCCAAACGGAACTCTTATATTTAAGTGGAGTGATGTTCAATATCCAATTAAAGAAATACTAAAATTAACAGACCAAAAGCCATTATACGGACACAAGAGTGGAAAGAAAATGAATACTCATTGGGTTTGTTTTATAAAAGAATAATATGAAAGAGATTAAATTAATTAAAATGCGTAACGATTTAAAGCTTACTCAAGAGGCTTTAGCGGTAGCTCTTTATAGGATAGAACAATTAGAAAAAAAAGTTTTTCCTAAAGAAAAAGAAAAAAAATAGTATTAGTTAATAAAATGTTTACTATATTAGCGTATAACTTTAAAACAAATAATTATGTATCAAACCTATTACGAAATGATGACTAACGCGGAACTCTTAGAGGACGCTACTAACGAGAGCCTTTTAGATTACTATAGAAAGGAATGTAAAGCGGTTTTATTATCTAGACTAGAATCTGAAAAAGAAATTATAGAGCTATGATAACCTTACTAAATAACGAGTCATACGGTAGAGACGAGATCCTAGCTATGATGCACGACGACGAATTTTATTACGGCCACTTAGGAAAAAACGCTTTAAGTAGTAGCTCTTTAAAAACTTTACTTAAATCTCCTAAGACTTATAGAAACGTAATTAAATACGGTTCGGGAGATAGTCCCGCTCTTAGGTTAGGAAAGTTACTTCATTGGATGGTATTAGAGCCGCATAAGATAGATAAGCTTAATATAGTAGAAGCTAGTTCTAAGAATACTAAAATATATAAAGAGGCTTACGAAAAGGATAACGAAGTATTCCTAAGAAAAGAAATAAGCGATAGCGAAAGATTAGCGGACGCTTTATTAAGAAACGAGGAAGTATTAAGATTATTAAGTAAATCAGAGTTCGAAGTTCCCGAGATAGCGATGATAGATGGATTACCATTTAGAGCTAAGGCCGATATACTAAAGGACGATATGATAATAGATATCAAATCAACGGCCGATTTATCTACCTTTCGTTTTTCCGCTAATAAATACGGATATGATTTACAAGCTTATCTTTATCTTAAGATATTCGGAAAGAAGAAATGTAAGTTTATAGTTATAGATAAAGCTTCTACGGACGTAGGTATATTCGAAACTAGCGATGAGTTTATAGAATCGGGAAAGGCTAAATTTATACAAGCCGTATCGATATATAAATACTTCTTTAGAGAAGATAACGATATAGACCAATACGTTTTAAGAGGAATATTATGAGTAAGTTTAGCTTCGATACCGTTAAGGATTTCGATAAGCATATAGATAAAAGTATACCTTCTTACTCTACTCTTTTAAATATAATAGAAAATATATCTTCTTATTTTATAAGAGATTATTATAACGTATACGATCTAGGATGCTCTACGGGAACTCTTATTAAGAGACTTTACGCTAAAGATAATACTAAGGCTAATTTTATAGGCTACGATATATCTAATAATCTTTTACCCGAGATAGAGGACGATAGAATCTATTTTTATAATAGAGATATTACTAAAGACGTTAATCTAAATAGAGCTTCTTTAATATTTTCTATATTTACTTTACAGTTTATAGATTATTATAAAAGAGAGAGAATACTTAAAAACGTATACGACTCTTTAATTAAAGGAGGAGCTTTTATAGTTACGGAAAAGATATTTTTAGATGACGCGAGACTACAGGATATATTTACTTTTTCTTTATACGACTATAAAATAAATTCTTTTACGGCTTTAGAGATATTAGATAAGCAGAGAGACTTACGGAAGATTATGTTTCCTATTAGCGAGAAAGAAAACTTAGAATTATTTAGAAAAGTAGGATTTAAAACTATAGAGCCTTTTTTTCAATCTCTAAATTTTAAAGGATGGATTCTTTTAAAGTAGAATATAAACCTTTACTACTAGAAGAGGTAATAGCCGAATCTAATAAAAAATTATTTAACGTAGTATCTACTTTCGCGGGAGGAGGAGGTTCTTCTTTAGGCTATAGATTAGCGGGAGGTAATATATTAGCTATTAACGAGTTCGTAGAAAGTGCTAGAGATACCTATAGAGCTAACTGGCGAGAGACTAAGATATATCCTAGCGATATAAGAGAACTAAAAGGAAGTACTATCTTAAACGATCTAAACTTAAAAGAAGGAGAGTTAGATATATTAGATGGCTCCCCGCCTTGCGCCTCCTTTTCCCTTTCGGGTAATAGAGAAAAAGATTGGGGTAAAGAAAAGAAGTATAGCGATAAGACGCAAACTACCGACGATCTATTCTTCGAGTACGCTAGACTAATAGACGAAATAAAACCTAAGACTTTTATAGCGGAAAACGTTAAAGGGCTACTTATCGGAAGTGCTAAGAATTTTTTCGGGAGTTCGCAGTTAGGTTTATTCGGAGGGCATAGCGATACAATATATCATACCCTTACTAACCTAGGTTATAAAGTATATTATAAAGTTTTAAACGCTAAGAATTACGGAGTACCTCAGTCTAGGGAAAGATTAATTATAGTAGGAGTAAGAAACGATATAGATATACCTTTTAAGTATCCTAAGGCTAACGATTATATATTTTCTTTACGAGAAGCTTTCGAGGGTTTAGAACATAGTAAAGAGGAATTAGAGGAGGTTAATATAGATAGGTTCGCTATATATAAAGAGGCTATTAAATTAGAAGAGGGGGGTCAGAGCGAAAAGTATTTTAACCTAATAAAGTCTAATAGTAAAAAGCCTTCGGGAACGCTAACGCAGACGGCGGGATCGGTAGGAGCAGCTTCGATAATACATTGGGATAATAGAAAGTTTACCGTAAAAGAAGCTAAAAGGATTATGTCTTTTCCCGACGATTATATCTTAAAGGGAACTTATAGAGAAAAAGTAGAAAGACTAGGGAGAGCCGTACCTCCTTTATTAATGAGTGCGGTAGCGAAACAAGTATATAATTTAATTTTAAAGAAATGGGAAAACAATTAAATATCTACGGAAACGTAGAGGAAGGAAGTCTCTTAAGAGATAATATAGATAAAATAATATCTATACTAGAAAAGTATAAAATAGATAGCGTAGATAAACTAGAAAATATATTTAAAGGTCAAGAGGGAGAGAGAACCGTTAAAAAATATCTTAATAACGAGATAGGAAACTACGGAATGCAGATAGACGACTTTAGAATAAATAGAGAGGGAAGATACCAGTTAAGCGAAATTAAAAGTCAATATAAGGTAAATAAAGGAGATTATTACTCCCCTATAGAGGGTCATGGGTTACATCCTGCGCAAGTAGAGGCTAGGGTAAGACTTTCCGAAAAGTACGGCTGGACCCCTATGTTATATATAAACTGTCTAACCGATAAAGTTATATATTACGGAGATCTTAGAGAATTACTAAAAACGGAGACGCATACTTTTTCTAAGGGAGACTTTAGAAAAGAAAGAATACTTTTTAATATAAAATACTTTAATAAATCAGTACTTGGATCGGAATATTATAAATGAATTTTATTTACTAGCTTTACAGGATCTATCGGAGGGAGCTTCTATAGAAGAGTTAGAAAAAACTATAAACTACTACGAGGCTTTAGAAGATTACGAGGCCTGCGAAGGTATTCTTAGAGCTATAAAAGAAGTAAAAAAAAGTACTATTAACGCTATAAAAGATAAAATTAATGAAATTAGAAGAGATAATAAAGATAGTAGAAGAAGAGACTAAATATAATTTAGTAAATAGAAATAGAAAAAGAGAGATAGTTTACTCTAGAGCTATATACTATAAACTAGCTAGGGTGCATACTAGGGAATCCTTAAGCTCTATAGCTAAGAAGGTAAAAAGAGATCACGCTACGGCTTTACATGGTTTAAAAGTATTCGACGAACAGATAAGCGTTTATAAAGACGCTATAGAATATCTTAAAGTATACGATAAACTAGATAGTCTTATTAGAAGATCTACGAATACTAGAGAGAAAGATATAAACCCTGGGCCGTATTATCGTAATAAATTCGCGAACGCTTTATTAGAACTAAGAGAAGAAAGAAAAACTAATAGGTTATTAAAAGAACAGTTACTAATTAACAGTTAAACCTTTTTTTTATTATATAATTAATAATAATATTTTTTAATTCTAATGGACGGAAGAAAAAATAACGGAGGGCATAAAACGGCGGGACGTAAATCTAAGTCAGAAGAGGTAGCTTTAGTAGAAAAGTTAACGCCCTTAGAACCTATCGCATTCGAAGCTTTAGAAGAAGGATTAAAGAATAAAGATTTTAAATTCGTGCAGTTATTTTATAACTACTACGCGGGTAAACCTAGAGAGACTAAGGATATAAATATATCCGAGGACTTACCTCTATTTATGGATTAAGAGATAACCTAAGCTCTTATCTGTAATTTTATATGCGGATAAAGAAAACCCCAGCTTTTTATAAATTAAAAGAACTAACCGAAAGAACTCGAGTAGTTAAAGGTGGTACCTCTGCGGGAAAAACTATCTGTATTCTAGCTATACTAATTAACGACGCGATTACTAACTCTGGAAAAGAAATAAGCGTAGTAGCGGAGTCTATACCAGCCGTAAGACGTGGTGCCTTAAAAGACTTCTTAAATATACTTAAAGGCCTTAATAGATATAAGGAAAACCAGTTT